GAGCCACGCAACAGCAACGCCACGATCTGCTGGCGAGGCAAGGGCGGGGTCGAGGAGAAGATGCCGGTGCAGCAGTTCCTCAAGGACCGGGTGCGGATGTTCATCACGGTCGACACCAGCTACACGAACACGAGCGACAGTGATTACAAGGTCTGCACGCTGCTGGGCTACGACCCCGTGGACGCATGCCTGTTTGTGCTGGACACATGGGGCGCGCAGTGCCGCGAGCAGATGCTGATCGAGAAGTCGTTCGCGATGGCCGGTAGGTGGGGGTGCCCGACGATCCACCCCGAGGTGGTCAGGCAGTCGTTTGGCCTGTACACGGCCATGGAGTCAATGGTGCGCCAGAAGGCGTCGGAAGTGACCGGGTTGACCCCACCACGGATCATCCCGCTGCGGGTGGGCACGCTGGACAAGACCAGCAAGATCAACGCCCTGCACTACCGGTTTGAGCACGGACTCATTAAGTTCCCGACGTGGCGCAGGGGACAATTGCCGTGGCGCATGCTGTTCGACCAGATCGAGCAGTTCAACCCGGATGCCGACAGCGGTGGCCTGCAGCACGACGACTTTATCGACACGGTGGCAATGAGCATGTTCGTGGTCCGCGGTCGGCTTGACCGGCAGAACCCCACCAACGGTTCCGAGGGCATGGACTTTGAGCGGATGCTTGAGGACGGCAGCATCCGCGACAATATGGCTGGTGGGGTCCCCGCGATCGAGGCGATGGATTTCAGCAGCATGCCGATGGGCTCGCTAATGAACGCAATGAGAGAGGAAACCAATGCAAAACGAGGTTCGCGCGTCTAATCCCCTGTATGTCACGATTCCTTTCGTATACTTCCAAATGCTGGCCCAGGCGTATTATGGGCAGCACGAGGCGGACGAGGTGCAGGCAACCCCCACTGACCAGAAGGTTCCGATGCCGGATCCGACTCCGATGTCTTCGTTCAACCTCAAGGGCGTTCAGCTCTTCGAGGAGATGCCGCCCGGATGGAAGCCGCTGAGGAAGCGAAAGACCAATGGCGAGTGACGCATACACGCTGCCAACCGACAAGCGACTGCTTGGTCGGATCATCGACCAGCATGTCGAGCGCGAGCTGTCGAAGCTGACGTATCGGCGCACTCTGTGGATCCTGGCGTGGTACTACCTGAACGGCTTCAGGCGTTTTGACGTCTTCGATCCGCGTACCGCCCGCGTTGTGCCGTACTACCTTGACGAAGAAGGCAACATGGAGTTCCAGAGCACGGAGCTCTTGTCCATCGTGGACAAGACGACCGCGCGACTGAATACCATGGATCTCCGCCCGAAGGCACTGAGGCAGGGATACAGTCTTGCGGGGATTCGGGAGCGCAGCGTCGCACAGCTCGTGGCCGATGCGGTTGTGAGCGATCAGCAGCTTGAGAAGGTCAAGCGGGAATTCAACTACCTTTTCTCCCTGCTTGGCAGCGCCGGCATCACGGGCCACATTGTTGATCACCCGACCATCGGGCTGACCAGCGATCTGGAGGTTGTGCACCCCAAGGAACTGCTTCCGTTCCCGAGTCTCGGCATGGACCACACGAAGACTCGCGGATTGATCCGCCAGCGCGTCGTGCCGATGACGTTCCTGCAAGAGCGTTTCGGGAAGGCAAAGCTCGAGAAGAACAAGGAGCAGATGGATGCGTGGAGCTGGGAATACGGACATGACATGGAGGAACCCGCCGACAGCCCGGGCAACGGGTACGTCCTCAACTCGGCGAGCACGGGGGCGCTGAACGGCGTTCCAGGCGCGAACGAGATGGAGGTCGTGAAGGTGCGGGAGCTGTGGATGGACGGTCCTCGCGGCACGGTCAGCCGATACGTTGTGTCCAGCGGGGACGTCGTGCTCGAGGATCGCGACCTGAGCGAAGTCGAGACGTACTGCCCCATCGGTTTTGCGCGGTTCATGGACAACGGCACGTTCCATGGTGCCGGCCTTTTCGACCTGATGTTCGGCATCGTGCGCGAGATGGAGCGCATGCTGAAGAGCCTGTTCAACAACGTGCGTGACATCGACAAGTACGGTGTTCTCGTCATGCCGCAGGGCACGTTGAATGAGCGCGCGGTGATGCGCGACATCGGAAAGGGACTGCGGTACGTCAACTACAGCAAGGACGCGCTGCTGGGCGACGACTTCCGGCCGCTGGTGATTCAGCCATTCAATGCGGGTGACGTGCCCGGAAAGGTTGCTCAGTTCGCCAAGAGCATTTCCGACGGACTGAGCCCCGTGCAGGACCTGATCGCGGAGAAGGGCCGGGTGGACAGCGCAAGCGGACTTCAGTTCCTCGACGAACAGATCAGCAAGGCGATGACGAACCCCACCAGCGGAGTGCAGGCCGCTTTCGGCGGGATGTACAAGAGCCTTGTGGCGAAGGCAAGCCGTGAAATGCTGTTGAGCGACCGTGCGCTGCCGGTCAACCGACTGACGCTTGAACTTGCAGGTGCGGTGATTGATCCCGAAGAGGGGACGGTCAACTTCAAGAAGAACCCGATTCCAAACTTCAGCCAGATCTCATTCACGGTGCGGGACACTGCGCCAAAGAGCGAGGTCGTGCGCAAGCAAGAGGCGATGGGCATGCTGCAGGCAGGCATGACCGACCCCGAGGGCGTGAAGCTGTTTGCGCTTAAGGAGGGAATCGACTTCGCTCTTTGGATGGAGGAGGAGAAGAGCGCTTACGAAAGCGTGATCCGCAACATCCTGCTGCTGTACGGCGACGGCACCACGACGCAGCAGATTGTGCTGACCCCGCACACCACTCGTCCTGATCTGCAGCTCAGGGTACTGAGCGCTTTCATGGCAAACCCGATCATGGCATTGGCAAGTCCTGCGGTGCAGGATGCGTTCAAGGCCTACCGTGAGTCCCTGATCTCGTTCATGGGACAGTCCCTACCCGCCATGGTCCCGAATCCCGACGACGTTGCCATCGTGGCTCCCCAGCAACAGGCTGGTGGGGTGGCAGGTCGGATTGGTCCCATGGCACAACCCCCTCAAGGAGCGATGAATGTCTGAAGAACAGAAGCCCCAGAACGAAGAAGCGATTGACCTCGACACCGAGTTGGAGTTTGAGGACGGAACGACTGCCACGCTCGGAGAAATTCTCCGCGCACAGCAGGAAGCGGCTGAAGCTGCCGAGCAGGCTCGCCAGCAGGTGGTCGGTCTTGAGCGTTTCAGGGAGAACGCAACCCGTCTTATGCGCGGCGAGGGCGCCGATGAGCAGGCTGCGTACGAAGTTCTTCGTGGCGCCGGATTCAGCGACGAAGAAGCCAAGCAGTACGCCATGGAGTACGTGAATGACGAGACTGGCGGTAACGAGGAGACCGACATGGAAGGTGACGTTGACGAGGCACAGCTTGAGAAGATGCTGAAGCGGACTACTGCCAAGGCCGAAAGTCAGGCCGACGCTGCCATGCGGGAGGCTCGTGACCTTCGGCTTCGGCTTCTGAAGGAAGAAATGGATCGTCGGGTCGTCGAGAGCATTGACAGAAACCCCGAGATCGTTAAGATGCTGGAAACGCTCGACAAGACCCGTGGCCGCGAGCACGCGGCGGGTGCCTGGCGAGCTCTGCAGGAGCAGGTCCGCGAGGCCACCCTGAAGAACCTCTACAGCCGGCGAGACGCCGAAGGTGGACGGTTCAACGAGGATTGGGTCGCTGACGAGGCTGCGAAGGCAGCCAGCGCGATTGCAGGAAATTATCGCACGGTCATCGGCGACATTGATGCCCTCGGGCGGTCGCCGGAAACAGATGGCGAGCTCGAGACGTTGCGTTCGCAGAAGCCCGTGGCTCCGCCCGAATTCAAGAAGGGCATGGACCGCGGGGCTGCAGATGCAGCTGTTCGGGACTTCAATGTTGACGCGTTGACCCGCCTTGCCGCCGACATCGGGGATGGTGGGGAAACGAAGGTCTGATTCATCGCCTTTAACCGGTCAATGACCGGAGACAACAACCGTGCCTTTTGCATCAACGAACTCTCTGTTTAACCAGCAGAGCGACCGGATCCAGGAGATCCTTAACAAGAACATCGAGGTGTTCCTCCCGTCCCTCGACCCGGCGTGGCGGGATACCACGGTCACGAGTCAGGGCGTCGGACAGGCCAGCCTCATCGGCCGAGACATGAAGATCCTCAAGATCTACATGGGCTCGATGGCTGGTGTGCTGGAGATGGCCGACAGCCGCAACAACTTCGTTCTGTACGGTGACAACACCATCTCGAACGTGGGCCGCAAGCTCCAGACCCAGAGCATTGAGCAGGTCTGGCCGGATGCGACCAACGGCGCGATGGCTCGCCCGTATCGCCTCGGCATCGGCATGAAGGCCATGGTTTCCAACCTGCTTGTCACCCTCGGTGAGATGCAGGCTGAGGCCACTCCGGCATTCATCGGCGAGATCATTGCGCCGAAGCTTGAGGGTCACGCTCGTCTGATTGCGCACACCCTGTGCAACTACTGGTACGTCGCAGAGAACGACAGTTACCGCATTGGGCAGCTCGTGTTCAGCGGCGCTCCCAGCGCTGGCGGAGCTGAGTACACCACCGACCTGAATGCCACCACCGTGACTTGGACCAACGCCCCGACCTCGGGCAACGTGACCACGGCGACGGCGATTCGGTTCAACGTCGGCGAAAAGAGCATTGATCGTTACGCCGTCGGCATGCGTGTCGACGTCTACACGGGCAACACCCGAGTCAACGACTCGACCGCTCTTGCCTCGCAGACCACGTCGACTACCACCCGTATCAACGCGTGGGTCGCTGCTGTTGATGAGGTGAAGAACCTGGTGACCATTGCTTTCGCGAGTGCGCTCTCGACGGCCGGAAACCTTGTCGGTGGAACGACGTACAACGTGTACTTCGCTGCCTCCAAGGCCCAGGGCGCGTCTGGCGGCTACGGCTTCGCCGGCATCAACAGCTGGCTCAAGAGCAGCGGCAACCTCCTCGGCAACGACTACGACTCGTCGAACGCCATCGACGTCGATACGCACCCGGAGTTCAAGTCGTTCTTCAAGAGCAGCGTCGGCACCCTGACGGAGCACAAGCTCCGCCAGTACCTCCGTGGCTTCCACCGTGCGAAGGAGAAGTACGGTCAGTACGTCGACTGCCTGATTGCCAGCGACGGCGTGTGGCTCAACTACGAGGCGCAGAAGATCGGCCAGTACATGCTGGACCGCACCAACCGCCTCTCGAGCCTCACGAGCGAGGGCAGCCAGGAGGGCTTCAAGTTCACCTTCGACGGCCGTACCTACACCGGCTACACCTCGAACTACATCGAGGACGGCACGGTCTACGGTCTCCGCAAGGGTGGCGCGAACTGGAAGAAGTACGTTCCGCCGTCGCCGAAGGGTACCCAGAAGTTCGACAAGGCCGAGTCTTTCGTGCCCTTCGAGTTCGTTGCCCCGGCGCTGGGCTACTCCAGCGTCAAGGTGCCGATCACCCGTGGCACCGGCGTCAACAGCACCAGCCTGCTGACGGAAGGCGCACAGATGCCGGGCATGCTGCGCATGCAGCTCGTCCCGGATCAGCCTGCGGGCATCAAGCTCACGGGCGTGACCACGGATCGTCAGTACGGCGAGTAATCGCCCCTGCCAGTCTGAGTCAAAAGGGGTGTGGTCTTCGGGCCACACCCCTTTCCCTTGCTAAAATGCCGGCATGGCGAAGAAGCGTTTCAACTTCAAGGCGAAGCACAAGAACCCCGCTGGTGGGTTGAGTGAGCTCGGCCGGCGTGCGTACAACCGCGCCACCGGCGGCAACCTGAAGAGGCCGCAGCCTGAGGGAGGGTCGCGGCGGAACTCTTTCTGCGCCCGCATGCGGGGGATGAAGAAGAAGTTGACCAGCGCAAAGACGGCTAACGATCCGAACTCACGCATCAACAAGAGCCTTCGGGCATGGAACTGCTAATGGCAAAGAAGATCAAGGTCAAGGGCTGCAAGAAGTGCAGCATGGGCAAGTGCAGCGGTTGCTGCAAGTGAGGAAACATGTACGGCAAGAAGAAGGTCAAGGTCAAGGGCAAGAATCCCATGGCTGGCTACAAGGTCGGCCCTGATGGTTATCGTGTTGGAAACAGTTCTCGAGGCATCCCGTTTGCTTCACTTGGGCGTAAGCCTGGTTCCGTGAAGCGCTAAGGAAACACCATGGAAAAGAAGAAGATCAAGGTCAAGGGCGCTAATCCTCTCCTCAAGAAGCAGTCTGGCATGTACGGTCGCTCCCGTGGGGCGTCCCGTTCTGCTCCTGCAGTTCGCGTTTCTCGCGGCCTGTCTGCTGGAGAGGACATCGGCAAGATTGGCGGAGGCGGCGGCGGAGTTCGCCCTGGACGCTGAGCATGGGACCAAATCCACTCAAGGCCCTGAAGAAGCGCATCCAGCGAATGACCAAGAAGTCTCTTGGCTTCAAGTCTTTGAAGCCGAAGAAGTTCGGGAAGCGCAGGAAGTCGAAGGTCTTCAAGCTCTGACCACGAGGACCACTTGAGGGTGGGCGGGCTGGGACTCCCGCAGGGGCAGGTCGTAACCGGCCTGCCCCACTTTCGATAAGGACCGCCATGGCGAAGGACGCGTGCTACAGGAAGGTGATGGCCTCGTACGGCAAGTGGTCGGCGCGCGCAGCGCAGGCCACGGCGAAGTGCCGCAAGAAGAGCGGCAACGTGCGCAAGACGCAGGCCGGCGCGAACCTGAAGCGGTGGACGGCCGAGAAGTGGGTCGACACCAAGAGCGGCAAGGCATGCGGGGCCGGTGGTGCGAATGAGTACTGCCGACCCAGCAAGCGCGTGAGCAGCAAGACGCCGAAGACCAGGGGTGAGATGACAAGCGGGGAACTGGCGCGGAAGAAGGCGGAGAAGAGCCGCGTCGGAATGCAGGGTGCGTTTGGCAAGAAGGTTTCGCCGCTCAGGCGGCTAAGGAGGCTGAGTCGTGGCTAAGAACCCCACCAACTGGATCAGCAAGGTTCGCGCAAGCATCAAGCGGCGCGGGACCGAGGGCGTATGCACGGGCGAGAAGTTCGGTGGCCCGACGTGCAAGCCCGGAAGCAGGCGGTACAACCTTGCAAAGACCTTCCGGAAGATGGCGAAGAAGAAGTCATGAAGCCAAAGAACCGGGAATGGCTGCTGAAAATGATTGCGGAAGCGCCTGACACGCCTCCGACCCCGGCACCACGCCCATTGCCAAGGCCAATTGCGAAGAAGCAGGACCGTGGAGATCGGGCCAGGAAACTTACTTCGGGGGAGCGCAACTTCTTCAAGCGTAAGTTTGGGGAGATGCCACCGGATAACATG